GTGGCAGAGGGCTACCGGTATTTCTACCAGCGCCCGATCGCCAACGCGCAGCTGATCTGGACCGCGAGGGAGATCGGATGATGCCGATGCTGTCGCACGGTGTCGCACTCTGTCGCACCGCCGTTTCAGGATGGGGTGGTGACCGCTGCCGAGCCGAAGTGGCGCACGGTGTCGCCAAAAGTCGCACTGATAACACGGCAGCGTCGGGAATGGCGGATTTACGCGCATTTCGGGGCGATGCCGGCTGCGCTGTCGCACCGGAGTGCGACGGTTGTGCGACGGATAAGGAGGGAATGGACCGGCTGGGCCCGTCCGTTCCCTATCCGTTCTCGTCCGCAGGCATAAAAATACCCACCGGGCAGGTGCCGCGGCGGGTGCTGGGGGGCGGGGTGAGGGGTAAGCGCCGAAGGCGCAATTACCCCTCCCCACCCGCGCCGTCAACCCAGCTTGGGATTGGGCAATCGATCAACAAGAAACAGGTGAACCGATGATGGCGGTCTTCGCTGCCGAGCCGCCGCTCGGCACACGCATCCTGCTCGACGAGCAGGTCTACGAACTGGTTGCAGTCGAACCGTACACGCGGAAGTCGGACGGCAAGCCCTCGCGCCTGCTGGTGTGGGAGACCAGCTGTCCCGCCGCTGGCTGCGGCGAGACCTTCCGGCCGAAGTCCGGTCTGACGGTGACGTCGCTCGCCCGGCGCTGCGACGCCCATCGCGAGGTGTCTCGGCCCGTGAAGGGCAAGCGGGGCCGCAAGGTCCGCGTGCGGGTGGAGCTGGCATGACCGTCCGCTCGTCCCTGTCGTCGATCACCGCCTCCTGCCGCGAACCCGATCCCCGCGCCGCGCGGAAGGCCGCGCGCGACGCATGGCACGACGCCGGCCTGATCCTGATCAACCCCGAATGGCTGAAGGGTTGGGCGGACCGCAAGCAAGCGGAGCTGCTGGCCGAGAAGCTGCACGGCAAACGGAAGGAACCGAGATGAAGATGCGCCTCATCGCCGCGCTCGCGGCATGCCTATTGTCCACCGCCTGCGCGCCACCGATCGACGAGATGCGCGCAGCCGTGGAGGACTTCGGGTTCACCGACGTATCGATCGGCGGCTACGCCTGGCTGGGCTGCTCTAAAGGCGATACGTTCGAGCGGAAGTGGACCGCGCGCAACGCCGCGGGCCGACCGGTGCACGGCGTCGTGTGCGGCGGCTGGGGCAAGGGCTGGACGGTTCGGATTATGGGGCGCGGGCAATGACGGCCGCGATCGCAGCCGCGCCGCCGGCCCAGCCGCGCCACGTCGTCGTGCAGGACGCTCGCCTCGGTTGGTTCATGCCGCTGGTCCGCGCGCTGTGGGGAACGGCGAACGACCAGCGAGCCGAGGCCGATATCGAAGCGCTGGCTGCGGCGCGGGCCTCCTCCCTGCGCCTGAAGCCGAGGCTGCGCATCCGGCCGGACGGCTGGGTGTCACACAGCGGCGGCGCATTTCCGTTCGACCCCCGGACTCCGGTCGAAGTTCGTCACGCGCGCGAGGGCTTGTCGTTCGTCGACCAGCCCATGCCGGCGGCGCATTGGCCGGAGAGCTGGTGGCACGGCCTGTCCGCCAGCTGGCGCAACAACATCATCGCGTTTCGGATCGTCGGGGAGGTGGCGGCATGACCGGCAATCGCTCCGCGTCCGGCGTGCCCATCACGGCCCGCCGCCAGATCGACCTGGTCAAAGTGATCGCAGACCTGGTCGCGGTCAGGCCCTCGAATTGGGAAGACAGCAACGATCCGCAGCAGCGCGCCGCGTGGCGCGCCGCCGACGTCGCTCTCGCTGAGCAGGGAGTGCGCTGACATGGCCGTGGGCATACCCTTCGAAGAAGCGAACACCGTCCTTCGCGCGCCGACACCCGAGGACGCGGCGGCTGGCACGGTCTATGACCTGCACGTCCATCGATATCGCGACCTCGACGGCCAGCCGAATGTGATCAGCAAGTGGAAGATGTCGCCCGAGGAGCTGGCGGCCGTGATCGCGAGCGGCGGCGAGCTCTGGTTTAATTGCTGGGGGCACACGCACCCGCCGATATGGATCAGCGGCACGTCCCCGTTCATTCAGCTGCCCGAAGGTGTCGAGAAGTGACGGCGGTCATCGACACGGACGGGATGATCTGGCGGAGCGAGCATCCGTTCGCCGGTCCCTGGTTGCCGATCGGCACGGCGCCGCGCGACGCTCGCGTGATCGAGGTCAGCGACCTCGACACGGCGGCGGCCGAGATGTGGTGGAACGCGACCGGCACCAATCCGCTGGTGCAGGAGGGTGCCGGGATCTGGGAAGCGGTCCGTGGCGACTTCACCTGGAGCGAGGCGGCAGGTGCCGGCCCGACGCACTGGCGCCCGTGCTCGGCCGAGATGCCGGCGTTCCTTCTGCAGCTGGGGACGCGTCATGGCGGGTGACCCTGCGCGGCGCCCATCGAACGAGCGCGTGCGCGTCGCTGGCGACGTCAACGCGGTGGTCTGGATCGAATGCGCCAGCTGCTTGGGCGATGGCTGGCACTATCCGATGGGCGGCCTCGTCGATCGCGCGCGCAAGAGCCGGAAGATCACCTGCGCCGGGTGCGAGGGTCGCGGGGCGCGGCAGGTGCCGCTGATCCAGTGCAGCCCGGGCGTGCGGATCGTGCCGGCGCCGAAGGGCTTCAACGACGAAGGGGACAAGTAATGGGGCGCAAGCCGAAGGCTGACCCGATCGACCAGGCGCGACGGCTGTCCGAGGTGAAGACCATGATCAAGGACAGCGCCGACGCCATGCCGAGCATGGCGCGGGAGCTGCGGCGAAACGCCACCGAGACGCTGGACGACATCATCGCCGAGCTCGCCACCCCGGCGAGGATCCGCAAGGCGGCCGCGATCGAGTGACGAGGACCTCGAACCTCGAGCAGCGGGTCTATCAGGCAATCCACCACCACTTCCGCCTCTACGGCTGCTCGCCGTCATACATCGACATCGGCCTCGCGGTCGGCATTCACCCGAGGCACGTCGGCCGTCCGCTGCGGGGACTGATGCTCCGCGGATTGCTGACCTTCACGCCTGGCGCGCCGCGATCGATCGTTCTGGCGGATCGACTGGCCAACTGCTCCGACGCCGAGGTCGAGCGCGCTGCGCGCCAGCGCGGCGGGCGGATCGTGTGGAGCGACCTTCCCGTGCTCGCCCAGGCGTTCACCCCCGCTGTGGCGACGTGCGGAATAGAAACAGAACACGAGCTGGCTCTAATGCTTGATCAATTGGGCGGAGATGACAATGGCGCGGCGCGGACTGACAAAGAAGGCCAAGAGGGCACCGAAGAAGAAGAAGCAGGAGAAGATCGATCTCAGCCCGCCGGAGCAAGCGACGCCGGAAATGCGGGCAAGGGTCGAGTTTGATTTCGGTCCGGTGCTTGACGAGATGAATGTAAGGATCGGCGCCGCCTACCGGCGGCGGCCGCTCTATGTGACGATGGCGAAGAAGGCCGACCGCTTCACCTGGGAGCAGCTGAACGCGATGCGGCTATACCGATCCGTCTTCGATCGGTGCGAGCGCTCCCCGATGGGATGCGCCCTGTCCGTGGGCTCGGCTGGTGGCCGGGGCCTGATGCCGAGCAGCTTCATCCACGCGTCACCCGGGGTGGTCGAGGCCAAGCGGAAGCTGGCGATGCTGGAGCGCGATCTGGGCGCGAGCCTGTCGACGCTGCGCAGCGTGATCCTGGAGGACAAGTCGTTCAGCGTCATCGCGATGGAGCGGTTCGGCTGCCGGACGCGCAGCTGGATCATCATCGATGAGCCGGTCATTCTCAAAGGACGTCCGGCGATGGCCGACGGGAAGCCGATCACCCGCGCCGTGCACCGCGAGGACATCGTGCCCCGTTCGGGGCGCGACCGCGCCGTGATCGCCAAGGAGTTCTACAGCGGCCTGAAGCTGCTGACCGAAGCGGTCGACCGGATGAGCGAGGCCGGGGTGCATGAGGTGTGGGTGCACGTTCGCGACGACGGTACCGCGATCATCCACCGGGCATCGCTCGCACCGAACGGCACGTTCCGGATGTGGGGGCACCCGGGCATTGTGGAGACAGTGCTGAACAGGCTGCTGGAGCGGAACGACGATCGGCTGATCTTCCCCACGCCCGAGGCTGCGCGCGACGCGTTGCAGGAGGCCGCTGACGGGGCGCTTTCCCAACTGGAGCCCGACGAGTTGGCCGCGTGATCGTCTGTCGCTTAACGACAGACCGCGTCCAGCTCACGTTCGCCAAGGTAGAAGCCGCACCAGGCCGTCAAGACTGCGCCCAGGGCGAAGCATGTCCGCCTTCGCAAGCGCACGTAGGTCCTTTTCGGCGCGGCCACATTCGGCCGCCGAAGCGTCAACGTCGTCGAAATATGAGGTGTAGTGACCATCGAACACGGCTTCGAGCTTCTCCACGCGCTCGCTGACCGCCTCGGGAAGCAACCAGCTCTGACGCGCGATGGCCTTCTGCATCTGCGCACGCGCGGCCGCATACTCCGCACGCCGGCGCACGACATCTTCCGGCGCGCGCTCACGTCGCACCAATTCATCGTCGACTTCGCCATCGAGGAACCGGCCCATGATCGCCAAAGCCTCGAAGGTATCGGAGTATGCCTGTGCCTTTTGGCCCCATGCCCGCTCACGTAGAGATCGGCTCTCGGTGAGCAGCGAGCCGATCCATACCCCGAAGAGAGATGTCATTGCGGCGAGAACGGCTGTCATAGCTCGACCTTCGGCAGGGTGCGGATGCCTGTAATTCGCTACTAGGCTACCGCTTTGTCCAGATGATCAAATCGTTGCGCTGGTAAACGGCACATCCAAGTGAGCGCCGCCGCCAGGTGTGGGGCGCGAAATGACGCCGGCTACCGCATAGGTGCCGCGCGCAATTTCGACCAAGCCATCCATGTCGGCGATGCTCGTCCATCTGTCGCGCATGTCCCACAGCCGGCGAAGCTCCGCGATTAGCTCGTCCATGATTTCGTTCAGCGGGTGGTCGTTGAGTCGGGTGCGGATGTCGGGGATCGCATCCCAGCCCTGGTCGAGGCCATCGAGATGTCCAAATAGATAAGCAGCCACCCTGATCGCGCGCGTCGCCGGATCCAGCGTCTCGGCCACCAGGACTTCGAGGTCGTGGTGGGTGCGATAGCGACGGATTGCATCGTTCACCGATGCCTGATTGCCGTCGAGGCAGCTGGCAAGCGAACCAGCGAAGTCATCGGTAATGGCGGGGTGGAAGTTGGCGGTTCGGCGACACGCGTAATATTCCTGCCATAGCGCACTGCCGATCGGCATGAAGTGCGTGTCAAGCCAGTCGCTATGACCCGCCTGCAGGATGACGCCCGGATAGGCATCGTCCTGTCGCTTCATGTCCTCGATGTGAGCGCACTCATGCGCCAGCAGTTGCAGCGCCCGCGCGTGCTCGGGGGTGCCATGATTGAACACCCATAGGGGCAACAGCATCTCGATGTCGCAGACCAGGTGGATCTTCGGCACGCCATCGCGCAGGACGTGCACACACATCGCCACCCCGACGATGTCCTCGTTCTCCGATCGCGTGACGATTGAGGAAGCCTCGAACCCGCGGTCCACCTCGGTCAGCGCCTGCGTGTAGCGATCGGTAACCGTCAGCGCATCCAGCCGCGATACGTCGAAGGCCGTGCCGATGGCGTGAAGATATTGGCCGAGAAGCTGGGCAAACTCATTGGCCTTTTCGGTGTCGACCAGCCCGCCGATGGTCACGGCGAGGGGCATTGGCGTCGTGCTTGTCGGATTTGGCTCTACGGGCTGCTCACTCATGCCCGCAGAATGAACGCTTGGCGTCGCAGTGCAAGGCTCTTGCGCGGGGGCAACGCATATGGCAATAACGCCATGTTCCTGAATTGCGCCTCTAGCGCATCAGCATAGCCCGCCACCTCGGCGGGCTTTTTCGTTTCCGGTCCAGCGCAGCAACGGGGGTGGTCGATGGTCGATACCGTCCGTCCCGAGGACCTCGCCTGATGGCGTGGCCGACCACCAGCCGACACCAACGCGGTTACGGCACCGAGCACGACAAGATGCGCAAGCTCCTGATGGAGACCGTCGTCACGTGCGAGGAATGCGAGCGCAACGGCCGCACCACGGTCGGCACGATCGCCGATCACATCAAGCCGCTGGCGAAGGGCGGGACGGGCGAGCGGTCGAACTATCAGCTGCTGTGCGAGCCATGCTCGGACGCGAAGACGCTGGCCGACAAGGGCGCTCAGGCTCGCGCCGGAAAGCCCGGCGTCGATCGATCGGGGCGGCCCACAGCGCCCGATCACCCGTGGAACAGGCGCAGATAGGCAGGGCACCCCCGGGTCTTAAAGTCTGGAGGGCCTCGCCCCCCGGACCGAACCCGCCCGCCATGCGCGCTGCGAGCAAATTTTGAGGGGGGAGGGTTTCGGCCCGCCGCCCCCGGAGAAGTCCATGTCCAACCTGGTCGAGATCGCTGGCGGCGACGGCACGCCACCGGAGCCGAACTGGCGCCAGATCTTCGGCCGGGCCGAGGATCGCGCCGCGGCGGCGGAATACTGGCGCGGCCTGATCAGCGAGATGCGGGCCGCCGAGAAGCTGGCCGTCGTGAACGCGCATTCGATCAAGCGGCTGGTCGTCGCCTATGTCACCTATGACATCAGCGCGCGCGAGGTTCTGCGCGCCGGGCCGGTGATGAAGGCGAAGAAGACCGGCGTGCCCACCTACAACCCGTGGTGGACGACGATGTCGAACGCCGACAGCCAGGCGGCTGCGCTGGAGAAGGCGCTGTGCGTCAGTCCGCGCGATCGCGGCACCGGCGCGAAGGTCGAGAAGAAGGCTCGCCGCTCGACCGGCGCCGATCGGTACCTGAAGCAGCGTGGCTAATCGCTTCCTGTCCGAGCCGGATCCCACGACCGCGTGGGCGAAGGCTGCGATTGAGGGCAAGCTGTTCACCGTCGGCGAGCTGGTGAAGCACGCGGCCGAGCGGCATCTGCGGGACATCCGCGACGGCGAGCGTCGCGGCATCTTCTGGCGTCCGGATGCGGCAGCGCACGCGCTGGAGTTCCTGCCGTCGGTGTTCCAGGTGACGGACGGGCCGGCGGCGGGCCAGCCGTTTTATCCGCTGGAGTGGCACACGTTCGTCGTCGGCAGCCTGTTCGGTTGGCGCACGGCGACCGACCGTTGGCGGTTCCGCTCGGGCTGGCTGGAGACCGGCAAGGGGCAGGCGAAGTCGCCGCTGATGGGCGCGATCGGCGTCTACATCATGGGCTGGTGCGACATCCAGCGCGCTCAGTGCTACGCGATCGGCGAGGACAAGAAGACCGCGAACGTCCTGTTCCGCGATGCGGCGGCCATGTGCCGCGCCACAATTCCGGAGCACGACGAGGGCGAGAGCTTGGAGGCGCTCGGCGAGGTCGTCATCCGCGGCGAGCTCGAGAACGCATGGAAGATCGAGCATCCGGACTCCGGCTCGTTCTTCCAGCCGATCGCCAGTGGCGAGAGCCTGTCGGGTCCGCGCCCGAACTATGTCGCGGGCGACGAGATCCACGAACTGACGGACGAGAACGTGCTGCAGACGTGGAAGCGCGGCATCGACAAGGTCGCGGGCAACGCGCTGATGCTGCTGGGCACGAACACGCCGGCGACGTCGCAGCACGTCGGCACGGCCTGGTCGGAAATGTATCAGCAGATCGCCAAGGGCGAGGCGCGCGACGACAGCGCGTTCGCGTTCGTGGCGCGCGTCGACAAGGCCGACCGCGAGACGGTGTTCGAGAACGAGCGGTGCTGGCAGAAGTCGCTGCCGGCGCTGGGCGAGACCTTCCCGATCGAGAACATCCGCGAGACGGTGGCGTCAGCGCTGCTGCGCCCGTCCACGAAGTCGAGCGTCAAGCGCCTCTACTTCGGCATCGACACCGCCGCTGCCGACTTCTGGATCGACGAGGAGAAATGGGCGGCGGTGCAGGGCCCCGTCGACGAGGCGGCGATGCGCCATCGCTTCAGCCGGCTGGCGCTCGACCTGTCGCAGAAGAACGATCTGACCGCCTTGTCCGAGGCGTGGGAGCCGATCGGCGACGAGAAGCTGGCGGTGAAGAGCTGGTATTGGACCGCTAAGGGCGACGCGGCCGGCGACCTGAAGGCGAAGGCCGAGCGCGACAAGGCTCCGTATGTCGAGTGGGTCGAAGACGGCTTCCTGACCGCGACGCCCGGATCGACGATCGACCTGACCTATGTCGCGCAGAAGGTGGCC